CACTTTCACACACCCACCCCCGGACGTCGTTACCCCCAAATGCCCACGCCCGCTCACCCCGGTCCGCCGCTGACGCTGCACGATAGGTTCATGGCCCTCTGTATGCCGGAACCTAACTCAGGCTGCTGGCTGTGGCTGGGCTTCATGCGTAACCGCAAGAATAACCCCCACGGGGTAATCTGGGTCGACCACGCCACGTCGCACGACACGGCCCACCGTGTCGCGTGGACCCTGTTCAAGGGCGACTACAAAAGCATCCGGGGTAAGCACCTCCACCACACTTGCGGGAACTACGGCTGCGTGAACCCTTCCCACCTCGCCATAGGTAGCTCGCGCAAGGGTAAGCCGGTTGCCTCGCTCGTGGCCTACAACAAGGCCCGCGCTGCCGCTCGACAAGCTGCCCGCACCGCACCGTCGCTGTGCGAGAAACTCAACTCCCTCCACCGCAAGAAGGCTGCATAGGTCATGACCGAGATAATCAACGTCAACGTCAAGCGCCCCCTGCTGGGGCCGCGAGGCGAACTCCTGAAGATCGTCGACGGCAGCGTGAAGTCGCAGTCCGAGGCGCGCGTCGAGCAGGCCGAGAAGGACAAGCAGCTGGGCGACACGGTCAAGCTGCAGCTGCTGATCGGCCGCATCGAGAAGGCCGTGGGGCGCAACGTCGACCAGCGCCTGCTGATCGCGGCTTGCGCTGTCGTGGCGGCGAAGGCGATCAAGCACTCTCCTCTGCACAAGCACGGCCTGATCCTGTCGCACATGGGTGCGGGCGTGCAGGCGGCGCTGTGGGGGTCGTACAGCGACGAAGAGCGGGCCACGATTGCCGAGGCCCAGCGCAAGGCGGAAGCCGAGGCGGCGGCAGCGGCCGGTGACGCCATCGTGGAAGTGCTGTCCGCCGGGGAGGGCGAAGCCGATGCCTGACAAGGACAACTCGGAGCGCATCGTCAGCGCGGTCTGGGACATCGAGCATCCCAACTTCGACCGCGAGAAGTCGCTCGACGAACTGTTCGCGGTTGCGCGCCAGCAAGTCGCGGCGTTCCCCGGGGTCGACGTGCACATCCAGATCAGGCACCTCACCCCGATGCAGCGCCTGCGGATCAAAGAAATCATGGAGGGCCGGTCGTGACCCAACCACGCAAACTGATGGTGGCGGGCGAGCCGCCGAGACTGCCCGGCGTCTACGCGCTCGTCCTCGTGAAGGAAGGGCGCAACACGGCGTACGTCGGGACCTGTGCCGACATCCGGCATCGCCGGGCGATCTGGGAACACGCCTTCCGCAAGTGCGCCGCCTCTTCCAGCGCGCTCATGCCTGTGGACAACTTCCCCACGGACGTGCCCGCAGAAGAGTGGCGGTTCATGTTCTGGCCGCACGGCGAGAGCCGCGTGCAGGAGCAGGACGTGCGTGCGCTGCTCCAAGAGAAGGGCTTCACGCTCATCGAGAAGAAGCGCAACGCGAAGCAGGTCTTTACCTACCTAGGTAAGACAGGGTCGCTGGCCGAACTGGCCGCGCTCTACGGTGTTCCGTACCACCGCGCTCACTACCGCTGGAAGGCTGGCAAGACGATCGAGGAAATCCTGTCCCTCGATCGCGTGAAGCGCGTTACCCCCAAGCCCTCGGCGACGGAGCCGACTGCGGAACCCGGGAGTGAGGATGCACAGCCCGACCAAACAGGTAACGGCTGATCCAAGCGAACGTATTGCTCTCACAACCCAGACACGCGTACTGCAGCGCGTCGGCGACGTGAGAGTAATTGTTCTTCATCGGCCGCGCTTTATTCTCGCCCGTTGGGGAGAAAGCGTCTGGGCGAGAACGCTGGTAACGGTACCCACCTTTCAAGGCCCGTACGAGGTTTGGGCAGCGTTGACGGTCTATGACCAGCCCCGGCCCCATTGCTGTGAGCATCATCAGGAAGCTCTCGACCGCGTGGAGGCGAGCGTCGGGGTTGTTCGTGGGCGCGGGGACGGCGCTAAACCCATGCTCCTTGAGGACGTCAAACGAGTTCTTCTCGATGAGATTGTCTTTTGCGATGCCTGCCGGATCACCAATCACAATTACTGGACGCCCGAGGTAACGGGGGTGCGAGAGGGCAGGGCGGAGGTTATTTCGAAGATGAACGACCAAGCCCATGTCGTCGGCAGCCACTTCCTCCAGCACCAGCACCCGGCCGTTTGACGGCTGGCAGATCACCGCCCACGGGTCACGGCCAAAGTCCTGACCGATGATCAGCGGGCCGTACTGCGGCTCCAGATTGTCGACGACGTGCATGTTGTAGTTGAACGTCGACGCAAAGACAGCCGATCCCGACGGATCGATGCCGTACTGCGCGTGAACGTAACGGCGCACCCACGCCGGGCTGGGGTTGCGGGCCAGCCGCTCGTAGAACATGCGGCCTCGCGTGATGCGCGCAGGGTCGCTCTCGGGGAGCTTCAGCGTCTCGGGCGTCTGCAGCAGCCACTGGAGATTTTCCGCGCCCTCGGTCATGCCGCCCGGCTGCTTGAACACCTGCCAATCGGCGGGCGTCTCGATTTCCATGAGGTTGTACCACGCCGAGCCTTCCTCGGGCATGTTGGTGTCGGCGATGACGCCGAACCAAGTGCAGCCGCCCTCCGTCGCGCCGGGGTAACGACCGCAGCGACCGGAGATGGGAGGCACGAGGTCGGCGTTGATTTCGATGCACTCGGAAATCCAGCAGCCGGTCAGCTGCGACGACAGCAGGCGGCGCTGATCCTCGATGTTCTCCAACGGGACGAAAATCCACTCGCTGCGGATGTCGCCATGCTCGATGTAGATCGTGCTTTCGGACACCTTCCACGTCGCGATGCCCGGGAGGATCGACAGCACGTCCTTCAGCACGGTCTGCTTCAGCTGCTGCAACGTCTGTCGAACGATAGCGAACCGGGTGTGCCGGATGCCGTCGGGGCCGGGGGCCTGCTGCGCCGACCGCCGGTAGAGTTCCATGATGCAGCCGAACGTCTTGCCCGAGCCGACCGGGCCAGCGATCAGCCGGAAGAAGGCCTCGCTGACCATGAAGTCCGCCACGGTCTGCGGCGGGGTATAAACGATGTCGCTCATTTGTTACCCAGCGAAGAAATGACAGAGGCACCGAAGCGGAGTTCACCGTCGGACGGCGTGTTCGTGCCCGTCGGCTGCGGCGCGATCGGACCTATTCCAGCGCCCACGGTCCCGAGATTGGGTGCGAACGGCTGTGGTCCGGCGTCGATGACTTGAGAATTACCTTCCAAGGTAACATCCTTGGCGTTGTCGCCCGCCTTGGGGGCGTTCACGACGACCCGGGCATGGGGAAGATTGATAATCACGCGCGTACCCGCCGAGGGGCCGCCCCCACCGAAGTCGCCGTTGGGCTTCTCGGTACCCAGCCCGGCCAGCTTGACCAGCGTCTTGAGCAGATCGTTGCGGGTCTGCAGGCCTTGCGTGTCGTCGTGGAGCAGTTCGTCGGCCTTGGGCAGGAAGTCCTCGACGATGGCGGCGGCCTTGATTGCCACGCGCTGATCGGTCTGGGTTGGAGCCTCCCAGAGCGTCTTGTATTCGGAGTAATATTTCTGGAACTGAAGAGAGTTCACGATGCTTGTCTGGAACTCTTCCTGCGTGATCCCGTGGCAGGCGCAGATTTGGTCGAACGGAAGCATGTCGCGTGCGACTTCCATCGCAAAGCGGCTCATGCTCACGTCGTCCTTCAGCAGATGCGCGCACGGGTCGAGCGTCGCCGGGGGTTTGGCGGGCGCAGTGACCATTGCTTTTCCCTTCGATATGTAGCAACTTAGGATAAGGCAACAACATAGCGCGTTCAATGGCCGAAACTGCCGTCGTCCCTTCTCCGCCTCAGAGCGCCGCTGCGATCCCGTTCGTTTCGAACGCTCAGCTGACGCAACTGCAGACTGCTGCCGATCAGACGCAGGCCGAACAGGTGCGTCAGTCGCAGGAGATTTCGCCGGAACTGGAGACGGGCCTCGCGGGTTTCATCCGCACCGAGTACGACACGTTCAAGTCCCACCGCAACAGCGCCGCTGGCTGGTCGCTGCGGCTGCTCTACGCGCTTCGCACGTTCAACGGCCAGTACGATCCCGACCTGCTCGCCGAAATCCGCAAGTTCCGTGGCTCCGAGGCCTACATCCGCGTCACGTCGATGAAGTGCCGCGCCACGTCGAGCCTGCTTCGCGACGTCTACCTCAACACCGAGCGTCCGTGGGGCCTCAACGCGCCCGCCGACCCGGAAATCCCGATCGAGGCCCTGCAGGCTGTCCAGCGCAAGGTAATGATCGAGACGATCGATCAGGAGCGCCACGGGCAACCCGTCCCCGACGACCAGATCAACCAGCGCACGCAGCAGCTGTACGAGGCCGTGCGTGACGGCGTTCGCAAGAAGGCGGCTGCGCGCTGCCGAGTAGCCGAGGACAAGATCGACGACCTCTTGCAGCAGGGCGGTTTCTACCGCGCGCTTCAGGAGTTCCTCACCGATCTGCCGATCTTCCCGTTCGCGTGCATCAAGGGGCCGGTCGTCAAGATCAAGCCCAAGGTGGTGTGGACCGACGGCAAGCCGCACACGCAGAACCGGCCGATCATTACCTACCAGCGCATCTCGCCGTTCGATATGTGGTTTACCCCCGGGGTAAGCAACATTGAAGACGCGGCGGTGATCGAGCGCATCCGCTACACGCGCGCCGACATCGACGCGCTGCTCGACATCGACGGCTACAACCACGACGCCGTGCGCGCCGTACTGGAAGAGTACGGCCGTGGCGGCATGTCGGACGATTGGGACGTCGTCGATAGCACCCGCGCCGTGCTGGAGAACCGCGAGAACCCGCTGTGGAACCGCTCGCGCATGATCACCGGCTACGAGTATCACGGCAAGGTGCAGGGCTACATGGCCCTGTCGGCGGGCGTCGACCCCGAATTGATCCCCGACCCCGTGCGTGAGTACGCCATTCAGGCGTGGCTGATCGGGCGACACATCATCAAGGTGCAGCTGGCCCCGTCGTCCAGCCGCCGCCATCCCTACTACGTCACGAGCTTCGAAAAAGTCCCGGGCACCGTGGTGGGTAACGGCCTCCCCGACATCATGTCGGATATTCAGGACGGCGCGAACTCGACCTACCGCTCGCTCCTGAACAATCAGGCGATGGCCTCCGGCCCGCAGGTTGTCGTGATGGACGACCGGCTGGCGGGAACCGAGACGGGCGACGACATTTACCCGTGGAAGCGTTGGCACACGAACAGCGACCCGTTCGCGTCGAGCGCCGCGCAGAAGCCGATCGACTTCTTCCAGCCGAACGACAACAGCCAGCAGCTGCTCGCCACGCTGAACGCCCTATTCGCGTTGGGTGACGACGTGTCTGCCGTGCCGCGTTACCTGCAAGGGTCAAGCCCCGGCGCTGGCGCGGGCCGTACTGCTTCGGGCATGGCGATGCTCATGGGCAACGCCTCCAAAATCCTGCAGACCGTGGCGGCTAACATCGACGGCGACGTGATGGACCCGCTCCTGCACGGCTTGCTCGACCTGATCCTGCTGACCGACACCACGGACATCCTCGATGGCACCGAGAGCGTCGTCGTGAAGGGCGTTCAGGTGGCGATCCAGCGCGAGACGCAGCGCAGCCGCCAGCTGGAGTTCCTCCAGATCACGGCGAACCCGATCGACATGCAGATCATGGGCATCCCCGGCCGCGCGAAGGTGCTGGAGGCCGTGTCCAAGGACCTTGGTATCCCGGGCGACGACATCATCCCGAGCGCCGACCAGCTGGAGCAACAGCAGCAGGCGCAGCAGCAGGCACAGGAAGAGGCCGCTGCCAATGGACAGGAGCCGCCGCAGCCGGGCCAGAAGCCGGAAAGCCAGCCGGGGCAACCCAAGCCGCAGAACCCAGCCGGGTCCGCCGCGCCCAGCCCGGGCGGCGCTATGAACCAACCCGTGAGCCGTACGGCCTTGCGCGCAGGACCGCGCGTGAATGCCGTCGGCCGCCAGCGACAGGCGTAACATGGATCAGCTTTCGTTCGACGACCACGACGTGGACATCATGGGCCGAACCATCTGGGGCGAAGCCCGTGGTGAAACGGCCGAGGGCCAGACGGCCGTCGCTTGGGTGATCCGCAACCGAGCGGAGCGCGCTCAGTTCGCGGCGCATCAACACGGGATGCCCGGGGCGGTCGCGTTCGTGTGCCTGCGGCCGTACCAGTTCTCGTGCTGGAACGAGAGCGATCCGAACCGCGTGCTGTGCCTAACCCTACCGCGCATTCCCGGCGTCGAGGAAGGCCCGGTGTTCAAGCTCGCTCAACTCGTGCTGGCTGGGTCGATCGAAGACGTGACGCGCGGCGCGGATCACTACTGCGTCACCGACATGCCGGACCCGCCCGAATGGGCGAGCCAGTATCGCGCCGTTCGAGAAATCGGACGACACACTTTCTTTGACAGCCGTTCCCGGGTATAGTCCCCGGGAAGATTTACCGTGAAGGAGGCCATTATGGCGAAGGTACTGAGCAACGAGGGCAGCGCCAAGGGCGGCATGTTTGCCAAGGGCGGCGACACCCACATGCACAAGCAGAGCGGCGCGACCCCGCGCGACGCGGGCCAGACCGACGGCGTCGACGCTGGCAAGGGCAGCATGTTCGCGTCCGGCGGTAAGACGGGCATGGCCCCGAACCGTGGCTCGGTGGCCGCCGCGCCGGGTAAGACCTCGGCCTACTAATGGCCGGGAAGCTAACCTCGGGGGGTAAAATCCCCCGGGTTACGGTGGGTAAGGGGTCGCGGCAGGAGTTTCTCCCGTCGCGGCACGCCTTGAACACCTTGACCAAGGGCACGCCCTTCCAGCGTTCAGCGGGCTGGTACGCCAAGCTGACGCCCTCGGGGTTGGGTGCGCCTTCCACCTACGCTGCCATCCAGCAGATGGGTGAACCGGACGACACCGAGAAATAACCGCGCCCCCTCACGGTTACCCTCATGAGTGACGACAGTAAGCTGGTCACGTTTCGGCCGGATGACGCGGCGACGTACGTCTATCTGGCTACCGCGCTTCACGACGTGAAGTCGCGCATCCCTCCCGAAGTTTGGGTGAAGCTGATGTCTGCCCTTGGCAGCGTCGTCGATCACCACATCATCGGGGGGCTGGTGAACCAGAAAGAGCAGTCCACGCTTCCCCACTGGCAAGGCCGGGCCAAGGCCCTCGTCGTGCTGGCGGAGGTGTTCGACCGCTGCACGCCCATAGCCCAGCACTTTGCTGATCTGATCCAGCAGCAAAAGACCAAGGAGCAACAGAATGCCCACGCCCGGCAGTAACCTCCCGATCGACGAGAGCGTCATTCCGAGCGCCGTCAAGGCGAACGCCAGCAACGCCGACGCCCTGCAGGCCGCCTTCATCGCGCAGCTGAACGGCACCGCGCCCCCGGCCCCGCAGCCGGAAGTTCCGCAGCCGCAGCCGGAAACGCCCCCGGCCCCGCAGCCGCAGCCGGAAGTTCCGCCGCAGCAGATCGACCTCGAAACCATCCTGACGATGGACCCGAACGCCGCCAACGAGGCGATCTTTGGTCGG